TATTAGAGCCATTGTATTTTTTCCTTATATTGTATATTAGTTAATTGAAATGAAATTGACGGTATAATTCACGTTAAATAAACTTGAATCTTTTACGTCAACCCCAACTGTTGTTATAAAGCTATTAGTTGTTTGCAGATACCCAGAAATTTCTTTCCGATCTAGTAAGTTTTTTAATATATCAGCGATCTCATAAGCACGTTTCATTCCAGCACCAGAAGGTACAAAAATTTGACATACTATTTGACCGTTAGCAGATACATCAGTATTAAAAACTAACTCTGAAGAAAAAGGCAATACACTAACCCGAATCCACTCATCAGCGTTTAATTCGCCTTGGTAGTTTGCAGGAAATGCTTTGATATTATGCGATGTCCATTCAGTAGTTGTAAAAAGATTTTCAACAGACGTTAATAATTGTGTTATTGTCGCCATATTAACCCTCCCTTCCTACTGTAATGTTTATTATAAAACCATTGTCATCATATTTATTAATTGCATAAGTATTCCCACCAAATATGACAGAATCATAATTGTCGAGAACTTTAGAATCAATATCAGAAGACTTTAATATTATATCAGCATTTACTCTTGGCTTATCATCATTAGTTCTATAACTGTTTGTTATAATACCTTTGATAGTAATAGGAGCAATAGCTGTTGAATTTACAGTTTGATTACCAAAGTCATAACCAGTAACGGTTACATTTGTAAACTGTACATTCGTAGCTAAATCCCCAACAAGTGAAAATGCATTAGTGACGTTACTATTTATAAGTGTTTTAAAACTCATTAAGCACCTCCACTAACTCGAACACCACGAGATTGAGTTGTAGACATTTCATTTAAATATTTATTACACAAATTAACAATACTATCAGGTAATTCTTTAAAGTTTTTAACTCCACTGTTTATATCGAATATTAATCTTACCGATCCAACAGTTAAGTCTTTAACTTTGTTTTCACCTGAAGCATTACTTTCTTGTGTCTTCATATTGTTTAATAAATGAAGTGCTAACTCAAAAGTCGCCTTTTTGATATCTCCTGGAATAGTACCTTCAGACGTAGTTGATCTATCATCTTCTAAGTCTGTATAGTAGCCAGATTTATTATCATAATATGTAATATCTCTAGGCCACGATAACGGGTATGAGGCAGTAGGCGTAGCCGTCCCACCCCAATCCATGTCATCGAGAATTCCAGTGGCTGTTACTAAAGCTTGTTCAACTGCTCCGTCATTTGCAAACCAGTTTTCTGAGTTCAATCTATTTTCAAAATATTCATCAGATTCTGATACACTAACAAAAGAGTTAGTTCCTTTTTGTAAAGCCATTATATTTCTCCGTATCTAATAGTTATAATAATTAACCGTGGAATATAGGGAATATACCCATTTGGTTAACGTTAGTTGCGTGAACAGACCAAGAAGCAGCATCAGCTAGGTCGATATTTGCAGGATATGCAGTCGCAGATCCAGCCCATGAGAACCCTTTAGGATGCATGATATTACCCCATCTTGATAGGATAGTTACAGCACCACCACCGTTACCAGCTAGTTCGTTTCTGTCAACCGCTGTTGGGTTAACTTGTCCGATTTCACTGTAATGGAATGCAGCAGGTTTAGCTAAGTAAGATACTTTTAAACCAGCAGGCATGTTAGCAGTTAGAACTTGGTTGTTAATAACTAATCTGATTTTACCACCCATAATAGTGTTAAAACTAAAGTTACCATCAACTACTGGAGCAACATCAAGAACGTTTTGTTTTCTCATAATGTTGTAAGTAGAAGTGTCAACTACTAGGTAGTAAAAAGCTTCTTCGTATTCACCTTTGATTGCAGTCATTGCATCAAATAGTTTGTCGAAGAAAGCAGATCTTTTATTAGCATTTGTTTCAGTAGCAAATAACGCTGCTGGATTAGATCCTGAATCAGAACCAGTGTAGTACCCGAAAGTTCCTACAACAGCTTCAGAATCAGAAGCACCAATAGCAGTAGCACCCCAAATTTTATCAGAAACACCGTTTAAGATTGATCTTAATTGTAGGTCTTCTCTTCTTGCTCTTACAGCAGCGAATTGAGAACCTAAGTAAGATAAACCATCTACTTTAGATACTAGTTTTTGAATTGAAGCTTCTTGAGCACCAATGTGATCAATGTTTTTTACATAAATCGCAGACTTGTTTGAAGCAGACATTAAGTTAATGTTTGTATCAGTAATAGTTTCCGATTGTTTGTAAGCAGTTGATGGATCAGCAAAATCTAACCATCTTAGTGTACCAGTGTAATTTTCACCAGCATCAGTGATTCTAGCGTCAGAACCAACTAGTGCAGTTGAAGTTAATAACGCTGCGTCTGCTCTTTCAGCTTGTGCGTAAGCAGAAATTGCTTTAGCAATGTTATTAAAATTTGAACTTGTTACAGTCATTTGTTTTTTCCTTTTATTATTATTGAAGCATAATTGCTTCGGTTATTATTATAAAAGATTAGGCTTAGTCAGCCCATTCTCCGTCAACTTTAACGTTACCCTTTTCAATATTAGCAAGTAGTTCGTCAGTTGACATCTCTTTTATAGATTTGACAGGATTGTTTCCTGAAGCAGGCTTAGCTGGATTAATTCCAGATCCTGCATTTGCTTTAACTGAGAATAAAAACGCATTATTATCGTCTTTAGAATATGATGACACGGCATCACTAATACTTAGGCCATTTTCATGTACCCAATTTCCAGTAGCATCTTTCTTTAAACTTCCTACGATATCTTGATAGGCCATATTAGCGGCTTTATCAGATTTGAAGTTTAAAGAGTTAAGTTGAGAACGCACAGCGTTATCTCTGCTTAATTCTGTGTTCTTTTGTTCATAAGTTTCAAGTTTAGCACTCATCTCAGCTATTTTCATTTGCATAACTTCTGAATGTTTACCTTGTTTTTCTAAGGCTTCTATTTCAGCTTTTTGCTTTTCACTTTTAGCTTCAGCAACAGCAGCAAGAGCATTATCTCTTTCACTGTATGCATTATCTAAATTAGACTTGATGTTTTTAATAGCTTTAGCAACTTCAGCATCAACCAGACCTTTAATATCTGTATTATCTACTTTAGTTTCTTCTACTTTAGTGTCTTCTTGTACTTTTATTTCTTCACTCATTATTATCTCCTTGGGACACGGCCCTTGTTATATTTATTAATGAATCTATACTTATAAACAAATATAAATTCTGTTTTTATACATCTACCTCATCTATATTTAAATCAATGAAGTAAAATATTTCTTTTTTGTTAGTTATTTTTTACTTTTAATACCATTAAGTAATTCTTCTAATCTACTTACTGATACTAATTCACCATCTCTTGTACTAAATTGTGTAAACTTTAACTTACCAGTATTAAATATTTCAACTCTACGTTTATTACCTAATACAGTTAATTTAAAGTTATCATCTTGCTCTGATAAGAACTTAGCATAATCGGTTTCACTAGCAACTTGACCATTAAAAGATGCTCTCTTACTTTTAGAGATTCTTTGTAATTTTCTTTTACTAATTCTAGAACTTTTTGTATTTGCTATATCTTCATAAGACTTAACAATAGGAACAGTTGTAGATCTACAGTTAAAATGTTGTGGGGGTCTTACACCTCTACTATCATCTAATCTGAAAACCTTACCATCTAATCTTCCACAAATCATAGAAGTTCTTGAGTCTAAAGTTGCTACATATTGATATCCATCAATTACATCTTCATTCAACTTGTAAGTTGCATTAGATACATTACTTGATGTTTCAGTTATAGCAGTTCTAGATAAAGTTTTTAATTGAGCACCAGGTAAATCAATTGAATCACCTACATTCTTAGCAATTTTATTAACAGCTAAGTTATCTATCATACCTTTTCTAACAACATCTTTAATTCTTCTCTGTTGTGTTAAACTGATAGATGCAATTTGCTCTGAATATGTTCCTGCTGAATTAATAATTAAATCATTAACTTTCAACCCAGTATACACTTTACTTCTATAAACTTTACCTAAGCTTTCTTTTAAAGTATTGTTATGGAACTTAGAACTTGTATTAGCCAAAGCCTTTAGTTCTGAAATTCCATTTTTGTATATCTTACGATAAGTTTTTCTTGTTTCTAAAGTTAAAGCACGGTTTAAAGCGTTTACACTTTTGTTTCCATTCTTTAAAGCAGAATTTACTAATCGTTTTTTATGGGATGACATGACTTTTGTTAAATCGGTATCTAGTTTCTTCTCGTAAAGACTTAAAAGGGCACGTTCTTTCAGCCCTCTAGATAATATATCATCGTTTATACTCATTTACTTCCTTTATTTTTTCTTATTAAGGATATCTAACTCATCGTTAATTCTTTTAGAATATTCAGCAATTAAGATATCATTTTTATTAACTTCTAAACTAGCTAATATCTTTTTATTATTACAGTCACCTAATATAGCTAAATTGTTTTTAACTGTAGGTGATAATTCACTTTCTTTATATTCTTTATCATCAATTGTAATTATTTTATCTTCAACTTTTATATCTTTAGTCATTTTATTTTCCTTTATATTTTATTTTCTTCTTAGACTTCTTCTTTTTCGTCTTATATTCATCTTCGTCTTTTTTATACTTCTTCTTTTGCAACAACATAACATGTTATCTCCTTTTCATTTTATGACAGGTATTACCCTTACCTCTTCGGTAACCCTTCCAGCAAGCTTTACCAGCTTTACCTTTTTTCTTTTTATAAGCCATAATTAATTACCACTTTCTACAAGACCAATATCTTGCTTTTGTTTTAGGCCCTGGTGTAGCACATTTATGTCTTGCTCTAAAACTAGCACGGGCTTTAGGATTAGATTTTCTAATCTTAACACCCTTTTGACCAAAATTAACTTTAACTACATTACCGTTTGCATTCTTTACAAACACCTTAAACTTTTTAACATCTCCTTGCATCGGCTTATTAAGCTTTACAGATCGACCTTGATATTTTGCCATTAAGTATTTTCTCCTTCTACTGTACACATAAATCTAACGTGTGCTTTAGATTGATTAACCTTAAGCGGTGTCATACCTATAAGTAAATTTTTAGATGCATCATATCCAAATGTAATACATTCATAATGATCTTTAAAAGTTACATCAAGTTTAACTGGCTTAAGGCAAGTATTATCTATACCAAAGCATAAGATTAAAACTAATATATAATCCATACTATCCCCATAAACTCCCAGTGATAGTACCTTTATTATATTCAGTTGCTCTACTTTCAAAGAAGTTAGCATGTTCAACACCATTAATAACCCAATCAAGCCAGCTTAAAGGATTTTCTTTAACTTTATAATTTGGTTTTAATGATAATTGTAACAATCTTCTATCAGCAATATATCTTATGTATTGTTTAACATCTTCAGCTTTTAAACCTCTAATACCACCTTTAGCAAATGCAAGATCTATAAATTTATCTTCTAGATCTACCATCTCTCTAGCAGTTTGGTATATTTCAGCTTTAAACTTCTCAGTCCATACTTCAGGATTCTCTTTTATCAATGTATGAAATAATTTAATCATTCCTTCAACATGATGAGTTTCATCTCTTATAGACCAGGTAACTATTTGGCACATTCCCTTCATACGGCCGAACCGCTGAAAGTTTAATAGCATAACAAATGATGCAAATAGTTGTAAGCCTTCACCAAAAGCACTAAAACAAGCAATATCTCTTATAAGACCTTCTGTTCCAGTACCTTTAGATTTAAACAAGTAAGCATGTTTATCAGACATCTCTTTATACTCTTGAAATGCCTTATAATCAGTTAATTGTGTTTCACCAATAGTATCATTAAGTAATGAATAACTATGAGCATGATTAGCTTCTGAATTAGCAAATGAACTTAACATCATTCTAATTTCAGGTGGTTTAAACTTAGGAATATATCTATCTAAGTAAGCTTGAGCAATATCAACATCACCTTGAGTAAAGAATTTAAGAATATTACTGATAAGACTTTTTTCTTCTTCAGTTAATCTCTCATTCCAATCTCTAATGTCTTCATGCAATGGTACTTCACTTGGTAACCAATGCATCTTTTGCATTGTGTCATAAGCTTCAAACGCCCATTCATAATCGAATGGTTTATAATGTGTTCGTGACTTAAATAGACTCATATTCTTTATTTCCTTTTTGGTTTTCCAGTAACAACAATTTTACCATCTTCTTCTTTAACTTTCATTCCAGCTTGTTCTGTCTGTTTTTTAAGTTGACGATATTTTTCTGTTATAGTTAATTTTTTTTTAATCATAATTATTCCTTAACCTTCACAAGCTAAACAATCAGCTTCAGGTATTATTGTTCTTTCAACTTTTAACGATACAAGTTCGGCTCTTTTAATAGCTTCACTTCTACAATAGTATAATGTCTTTAATTTTCTCTTCCAGGCTAACATATGAATATCGTGTAATTCTTTTATGTTAACATCGGCAGGTACAAAAACATTTAATGATTGACCTTGGCAAATAAACTCTTGTCTATCCGCAGCATGTTCAATTATCCATTGTTGATTTATTTCGATTGAAGTTTTAAATACATCTTTTTCGTAATCTGATAAATCTTTTAAATGAAGTACTGAACCCCTGTTAGCAAGGATTGAAGTCCACGTTTTATCATTGTTTATTCCTTTTGTTTCTAATAACTTTTCTAAATGTTTGTTTTTAACTAAAAATGATCCACTCATAGTCTTTTGAACATAAGCATTTGCTCTATAAGGCTCAATAGAAGGTGATGTAGTACCACAGATAATAGAACTTGAGGCATTGGGTGCAATTGCTAATAAATGAGCATTACGCATTCCAGTTCCTTCCATATCAGGGGCTTCACCACGTTTTACAGCTAACCTTTTAGATTCAGCTACAGCTTCGGCTTTAATATACTTAAATATATTTAAATTCTTAGCTTTAGCTAATGCAGATTCAAATGGTATCCCACACTTTTGTAAATAAGCATGAAATCCCATAGCACCTAAGCCAATAGATCTTTCTTGTGTTGCAGAAAACTTTGCTCTGAATACATGTTCAGGTGCAGTTTCAATAAATGAAGTTAATACGTTATCTAAAAATCTTACAAGATCACCTATAAACAATTTATCATTTTTCCACTCATCATAAGTTTCTAAATTAACAGAAGACAAACAACATACGGCAGTTCGGTCTTCGGCTGTGGGTAAAGTTATCTCAGTACATAAATTACTATGATTAACTTTTAAACCTAATTTCTTTTGTGTTTCGGGTAATGCATCATTGATATGATCAATAAAACACATGTAAGGCTCACCAGTAGCTACTCTATTTTCTAATATCTTAAGCCACAAATCTCTTGCAGACACAGTTCTTACTGTTTCTTTAGTATGAGGATCAATTAAATTCCATGTATCATCATAAGTAGGCTCAGCAATACATCTTTCAATTAATTCCATAAACTTATTCGATATATTAACACCATGATGTAAGTTAAGACATTTTCTATGTATATCTCCACCACTTGGTTTTCTTATATCTAAAAATTCTAATATCTCAGGGTGTGATACATCCATATAGGCTGCATAACTACCTCTTCTTGTTTTACCTTGGCTAAAGGCCATAATCTCACTGTCAACTACATGTAAGAAAGGTATTGAACCAGAAGATTGAGATCCACCACTTGTTGATGTACCATCAGATCTTATATCACCCCAATAACCACCTATACCACCGCCTATAGACGTTAGCCAGGCGTTCTCAGTGTAATGTCCTGTAATACCTTCTCTTGAGTCACCAACATAGTTTAAAAAGCAACTAATAGGCATGCCTCTCTTAGTTCCACCATTACTTAAAATAGGAGTACTAAACATGAACCATTGTTTACTTGCGTAATCGTAAATTCTTTGTGCCATCTCATCATTATCAGAGTAAGCTTTCGCTGCTCTCATAAATGCTTCTTGTGGACTATCCTCTTCGGGTAATAAATATCTGTCTTTAAGTGTTGTTTTACCAAAATCGGTTAACAATTCATCTCTGTCCTTGTTTATCATTTTTATAATCCTTTATAAATTTTATTATTATTGTCTTTTATGATCTTATCTCTTGCTAAAGCTGTTATGGAGCACAGGTATATTACCAGTGCCCCAAAAATTATATAACTACTTAACTTCTTCATCGTTATCCTCGTCTTTTGAAGATTCTAATGATTTAAGTTCAGATTCATATTGTTCTCTTGGAGAAATAATACGATCATCTCTTGATATTTCGTCTTGTCCACCAATATCATCATAGTCAGTAGGTAAAGCATCATTACTTTTAGCTAATTCAATGAAAGCAGTTCTAGGGATTAAACCTCCAGAATACCATTCAGTAATTAACCTCATCCAATCAGCCCCACGAGGTGCAGGATTGAAATCACCAGATAATGTAAATCTAATATCAGTTTCTTTGATATCAAGATCATATCTCCAGTTTATTAAGTGCTTAATTATTTTTTTCATAGACTCAGATACTTTAGCATTTAATGTAGCAAGTGCTGCATTCTGAGAAGCGTTACGAAGTGATAAGGCAACACCAGATTGATCGGAATTGTTAGGCTCTAGGCTTAACATCTTAACACCAATTCTAGTTAGTTCGTCATATCCATTCTTAATAGCTGCTTCCATGTCTTTTAAAGCGTCTGTAGGAGTTTGTAATGTTTCAACAGTGTCATCCTTATTAACAAACATCCAAGTACCAAGACCTTGTTTAACAAGATCGTTCTTCTCGGCTTCTGTTAATGAATCAGACTTAACTACAGGAGTATAAGTAGCAGATAAATATAATAAGTGGTTTCTTCTACTTATTTTATTGTATAAAGCTATCTCTCTATTCACAATAGGAGTCATCATCGGATCTAAAGTATCAATAGAACCATTAAGTGGGAAGAAAGGTATAAAATCCATTCTCTCACCGTTTTTCATTAGGTTTTCATTAACACCTTGACTAACCCACTCATCAGTTAATTGATCAAATTGATAATCAATAGATCCATCAATAAATGAAGGAGTATCTGATGTGTTTCTAATAAAGTTTTCAATTACATATAATCCATTCTCATCTAATTTGTGTACTTGTACACTATCAACATACTTAGGGTGATAAGGTGAGTTTGCATCGTAGTCTAATGTAAAATATCTTGTTATAAGTTGATCTAACTTAACTTGACCTTTAATGTCAGTTGAAGTTGACCAGTTAATAATGTTTTCAGCAGTGTGTAAGACAGGATAAGGCTTAACCTCTCGTCTGTCTTCAGGGCTTAGGCTATCAAGATCGACCATTGGATAATCTATTTGGATCCAGGCTCTTGATGTTTGTAATTCCTCCCATAAAGCACTACCTAAAAATGATAATAGGTTAGAGTTATCGCCTGCTATATCGTCTAGGATCCAGGCTTTGGCACCTTCGGGTGCATTATCTATTTCTAGTAAAGGTTGTTTACGTAATAAACCACCAATTATCATTTTTGAGAATTCTGATGTAACGCCAGGGACTTCGGCCTCGGCTTTGTAGAAATCGTACTGAGATTGTGTCATTGTAGGGTTAAAAGGCAGTAATAAGTTATCAGTGCTTGGTACTGTATCATAATCTTTTGTATATGAAGGCCCTTGGATCACGGCTCTGTTACGTTTCCATTCGTTTACTTGGCTTAGATACTCGTCATTAGGGTATCCAGGCCCTTTCTTAGTTTGTGTAGACTTAACTACACTTGAATTGTTGTATTTGATTGACATTTGTTTGTTTCCTAAACATTAGTAGAAGTAACACGGTTACATTCGGTTAAATAAAGTTTTGATTGGCGTAATGCCACATCAAGTTAATTTTTGTTTACGCATATTTGGGTTTGCCCCAGCCTGAAAACCTTAAAAAGGGGGTTATACCCCCAAAGCCCAAGACCAAAGACCTTAATCTCCTTACCCCTAGACATATAAAAATCTTACCCACGCCCCAGGCCGATAGCCCAAGTTGCAGAACGCCAAGACTCATGATCCAGAGCCCCCAACGTTGTAGGTTTTGGGCTTTTGGATGTTGGCTTTGGGCGTTTGTTGGTAAAAGGTTTTGGCTGCCGGTTGGGTTTATGGATACTCAGACCCATGCCCGTAAACACAAATAAGGGCTATTTATATACACTTATGGGCTAATCATATCTCGTTTGATTTATGATTAACTAGTACACAAACGTTACCTATTTGTTGTGCCCTCACATAACATAAGGGCTCTTAGAAACTCCACGATCTATCACGGATAACAGCGGGTTTCTTCTTACCTATAGGATACAAATACTCACAGATATATCTTATACCATCTGAGAAGTGTTCTGTATTCTTACTCTTGTCTATAGTAGCATTGTCCATTCCAGTAGTTTGACCTACCTTCCAGGCTGTCTGTTCCATAGACGCTATAGTTCTAGTACAGTCCTTGTTAAAGAACAATCTACTAATACCATTAGCATCCTTTAATAAACTATTAACACAGTTAACACTGTCTATTATTGGTGGTTGTTTATTCCTAGCACATACTCTGAACCCAGCATCTCTCAATAATGAGAAATCAGTAACACCAGTCGCCGAACTGGTTTTGCGAGCATTACCACTTGCATCAGGGTAAACGGTTATATCTCTATTCTTATATTTAGCTTTAATCTTACGAATCAATTGATGAGTATCAGCTGAGCCGTATAATTCTTCTAGACAATGTAATTGATCACCTCGATGGGCGAATACACTACTTGCCATAATCTTAACGTTAAAGTCAATAGCAATATGTACAGGCTCTTGTTCACCTAGTGGTAAGAGATTATCTGATACATTCCATTCTCTTGAGAAATTATAAAACACACTATCTCCAGTATTGTTAAATGTAGCACAATACTCTTGTTCATATGTCTTAATATCTAATGTAGATTTAGCTAATTGTAATTCTTCTTTCATATCTGGTCTAACATTCTCAGCTGTAAATTGCCAAGATTTCCAAACACCTTTACTATCTTCTTGTCCTTTATTAAATAACTCATAAAAATCACCCTGGACACCTTTTGGTGTTGAGATGATAACTACCTTAGCCCTTCTATTAGGGTCGGTTGCCATAGGCAATACTACCTCAGAAAAGGCATGCTGTTTGATGAAGGCAAATTCATCTAGCACAATAAAACTTGGAGAAGGTGAAATCCCTCTTAAACCATCAGGTCTATCAAATCCTTTTAAAGATAATCTAGATCCGTTAATGAATCTTAATTCAAGATCCATCTCTCGTGGTAAACCTTCTAAATGAGATTGATGCACAATATTTTTAAGCGTAGTCCACATACTCTCACGAATCATACTGACCGTGGGACCTATTAAAATAGCCCGTTGGTTTCTGTGTTCTAAACAATGAGAATATGCCATAGCACAAGCTAAAAAACTTTTACCTGTTCTTCTGCCAGCCGCAACAATCTTAAATCGTGCTGGATGATTAAATACTTCCTGTTGAAAAGGAAATAAACTTAATTCGTAATTCTCATTCATGTTTACCTTTATTATAATAATTTATTTTAAATATTTAATGTAATAATCGGCAAACAAATTATTATGTTCCCAATGTTTGGTGTTTCAATTAATAGCCTTTATTCTGTCTGATAATCTATTGGCTCTTACACCAACTTGACTAGCCCATCTAGAATCTAACATTTCAACAGAAGCGGTTGCCCAATCTTCATCATGAATTGCTTTTATAAATTTCTTAAATTGTGATAATCTTGGAGCACCCATATTAAAGCACATGTTGACTAAAACTTGCTGTAGTTCACCAGTCATTTCTTGTAAATTACTAAATACTTTTTCAGTTTCAGATATATATGTTTCAACATCTTTATCGAATACACTATTAACTCTCTCTTCAGAAACAGGCGTTCCAACTGGAGCACCATATTCTTCATCAGTAGTCTTTACTAAATGTCCAATACCAAATGTCTTATAACCTAAATGGTCATCGTAAACTTCGTATTTAACACCTTCGTCAATTTTCAATTGTTCTCTTAATTTGTTAATATCCATTTTTTCCTTTATTTACCAATACACCCAAACCATAATCCACTCCCATCATTCATAGAGTGCACATTTATTTCAGTGTGATAAGTGGTTAACTTAAGTCTTAATAAATCACAAAGTTCATAAAAATTAACTTCAGTGATAAGGGCTATACTATTCATCATCTGTTGTGTAACAGGAACTAAATTATATAACCCATCATTTAATATTATTAAAT